GATCCGCTTACATTGACGGTTCCTGTATTTCCTGCATTGACTGCGAGCTGGAAGCTACGCACGCCACTTCCGGTGAATGTCTGTGTAAAATTGCCGCTGATATTTAATATCGGATTAGCTGAACCATTGATATTGACAGTATTTGTTGCAGTATAAGTTCCAGAGAATGTAGCTTCTCCTGCGCTAATCGTATTGGCTCCAGTATAAGTATTACCAGAACCAGACATTGTTAATATCCCAGTTCCGGTTTTAACAAATCCTCCAGTATTGGTTGACCCAAGAGATGCGAAATCAACATTCTGCCCATTGGTATCTATGCGAATAGCGGAGGAGTTATTTACAATTCTCGATGAGACATCTGTTGTAATGCCACTTCCATATTGCATCGTTCCACCGTTAAAGCGAATGTCTCCAGAACCAAATCCATTAGCGTTGCCTAATCTCAAAGTTCCAGCGTTGATCCTAGTTTCTCCTGTATAACTATTTGATAGACCAAGTATAGTTGTTCCGCTGCCAGACTGAACGGCAGTTCCGCTTCCACTAATAACAGGGAAGTCTGTCCCCTGCGTCATTGTGTTTGATCGGTTAAATGTAAGTGTTGCGTTATTGGTTATCCCACTGCTTGAGCCAGCCGATCCGGTTGTAGAACCATTTCCGAAATTAAGGCTTCCTGCGTTTATGGTAATTGTTCCAGAGAGTGTATTGGCCTGACTTAGAATAAGCGTTCCAGTTCCATTCATTACCAAGTTGCCAGAAGTGGCAGGCGCATTTGCTAGAACTGTATCGAATATAAGCGTAACAGCATTCCCGAATATAGCTCCACCACTTTTAATCAAAAATGATATAAGCGGCTGAGTTATCGTTAAATTATTAGTCGTTGTTGTGAATGTTCCACCGTTGAAATTGAATGTATTTGTTCCACCGTTTCTAATCCAAGCAGCGCATCTAAATGTTCCTCCATCTAAATTAAATATAGATGTTGCTGTTGCACTTCCAATACCCCAACGAATTGTTCCTGTAATTGCAAATGCTCCAGATGTTAGGTTTACAATACTTGTCGTAGTCGCTGCACCTCCTCCAATGTCAAACGATCCGTTTGCGTTAAAAGTCCCGCCATTGACATTAAGCGTGCTGAGCAGTCCAGCTTGCCATGTTTCGCCATTAACCTGAAGCGTTCCGGCATTAACATTCACCGTTGCTGATCCGCCATTATTTTCGCCGAAGAACAATCCGGTAACAGTCATTGTTCCACCAGATACGGTGAGCGTTGCTGTTGTTCCTCCATTAATAGCAATTTGGAAGTTGCGAGCGCCCGCTACGATTGTTTGAATAAATGTTCCGCTGGATACAATCCCACCACCATCAAGTCGAACCTGTGTGGCAACAGTTGTTGATCCAGAAAGTGTTTGAACCCCTGATCCAGTCTTTGTAAATGTTCCCGCTGTATTTGTTAGAGTCCCACTAAATATCGCAGAGTTCGTGGAGTTAAGAGTCAATGCGTTTGCACCACAGGTTAATGTCCCAGCTCCCGCAAGAGTGGCAAAGGTGTCCGAACCTCCGAGAGTAATTGTCGCGCCAGACAAGATCGTAACGGCAGACGCATCGGGGATTCTGTTAGCCGCTGATGTCGCAAGAGTCCCAGCGATAACAAGCGTTGGCCCAGTATAGCTATTAGCGCCAGAGATCGTCAGCGTATTAACTCCTAGCTTGGTTAGCCCTAAAGCCCCCTTAGCGGTGTTTGCAATGACATTCGGGTATGTCCTATTGCCTGATGTCGTATCAAAACCTATGGCTGACCCTGCGTTAAAGTTAGTCGTTCCTAGAATCGTGACAACATTCGCGTCTGTCACTGCGTTATAGACAGCAAGCGTTGCGCCTGACTCAACCGAATATCTTCCCGCTGTATTCCATCCCGGTAGCGCAGTAAGATCGGTGATCGTTAATACGCCTGCGTTAATCGCAGCGTTCCCAACATAGGTATTGTTTCCTGATAGCGTAAGAACACCAAGCCCGTTCTTGATGATCCCAATTGATCCAGTAATGGCAGACGATAACAGTGTATCCAAATACACCATGAAGTGACGGAACGATGAGGTCTGGTTAGTGATTGTTCTAACTGGACTTGCTTGTATGTATGCCGCTGTTGACTGAGTTAAGATCATCCTACGATAATATATAGCGTGTTTGCGGCTGGCGAAGTGATCGCGGAATAACCCGCAGACGTGATCTGCATCATATTCGTGATCTGAGTCGATCCCGTGATGCCGGTCGTTACAGATCCGACCTTTCCGCTAAGATCGACTGAGAGTCCGCTGATTGTTCCGACGGTCAAAGTCGAGTTCGTCCAAAGCGTAACGGCTGAGTTCCAAAGGATCGTCTGGTTGTTAATTGGCGAAGTCACCAAGACATCGTGCAGTTCCTCAAGCTCAAATCCGTTTTGCGGCTTGATGTAAATTTGACCGTTTCCAGCATTCGCGCGTTCTACAACCCCGATAAAAACAATATGGTTCGGTTGCGTCGGCTTAACTCGCGTGAATGCTCCTGGAGTCGTGTCGAGATAAATAGAATCTCCCGATACATAGGGAGAGCCAAGTGAAAGCCCGTCGAGAACGCCTTGCGTGACGATAAATCCGACTTGGTTTGAAGCGATGCTCTCGGCAACGATACCCATCGTTTTAGCCGATGTTGGGTCTCCAACATTCGATGCGCGTTTGACCTCGGCGCGGTTTCCGCTTGCGCCGAATAAGTAAACAACTTCGCCTTTATTGAGTGTTGTAGCCTCGGCATTGCGGACATAAGCGACCACCATTGACCCCATTTGAAGCTGCACGTTGCCGCCTGCCAGACCGACTTGCGGAGTTCCTTCGGTCGTATTCCAAAACATCTTTCCTATTGCAGCTGTCTCGGTCGCTGCCGTATTGAAATTAAGCGAGTCCGCAGGAACGTCTGCAAGCATCGATATCGTGCGAGACTGCGATAAGTCGCCGCCGCCTGTCAGTCCTGTGCCTGCCGTGATAGCCGTGATCTTGAGTGCCTTGGAGTCAAGCTCACTTTGCAAGTCGGTCTGGTTTGAAAGTGTTCCGGTTATTGCTCCCCAAGATACAACTGAAAGAGGCGTGACTGCGCTCCATTCAGATCCAGTCCACCCCAAAGATTGGCCAGTAATCGGGGTAACTGTAGCGACAGAGAACCCTTGTAACTTAACAACGCTAGGCGCTGGGTACGTCCCGCCAAGATCGCCCGATGCTGCGCCTGTAGGCGTGCGCGAATCGCTCAAGCGTGAGTCGGTCGTGATGACTGCTGTCCCTGAAATTGCGCTTGGTGAAATGCCGGACGATGGAGCCTTTGCATCGAGAACCGCTTGCAGATCGAGTTGGTTTGAAAGCGTGCCGGTAATACCACCCCAAATCGCTGCTCCGCCGCCACCACCGCCTGTCACCCACTCGGTATCGTAATCGGCATTGCTTTTCTTCGCGAGAACCTGACCTGTTAGTCCACCCGTAACCACTCCCGCTCCAGTATTTCCCGTGTCGCCCTTCTGGCCCTGCGATCCAGTCGGCCCCGCTGCGCCCGTTACCAACTCGGTGCGGAGAATTGGTTGATAGTCTACTTCTGGGACTTCGCGTCCCTCGTCTTCTGGGAAAAAGATGCTCATTTGTTAATGTCCTCTAGCGTGAAATCGACGCTGACTGCGTCTTGGGAAAGCTCGGCGGACGTAACGCGAAAGCGCCTGCCGCCGATAACGAGAACGTCACCGAGAGAAATGGTCTGAACGAAAGCGTCGTAAATCGCCGTAATGGTCATGGACGCCGAGTCCATGAATCCGCCGTCCGCCAGGCTGTTGTCGCGTCGGTATGTTGTCCGATTCGCGAGAAAGTTACGCTCGCCGAACGTAACTGCCAAAGGCAGTTCGTTCATGATCGCGCTTAAATCGTTCGTAAAAATGTCGAGCAGTCCCACAAAGGGGACGATGCGTCAAAACTTGCGCTCGATACGTCGCTGGTTTGGATGCTTAAAATCGTGCTTCGGGCTATCCGAAATATGAACCCAGCTTTTGCGAAGTGCCGATGCAAGAATGCTGGTCGAAGTGTTGATCGTAACGACCTCTTGCGCGTCTCGAATATACGCGCACATATATTCTATGCTTTCAAACTCAGCCATGCCGTGAGCGGCCTTCCCAGCGCAAAGAACTGGCCGTCCGTTTGCGACTTGGTGAGCGACGGTGATGACGTCTCGAACGTCAATCTTTTTATCCTGGCTGTATCCGGTCGGAAAGCAAAGAACCCAAGACCTAAGTTCGGGCGGCGTGACTATTGCGGGAGAGTTGAGAACGATCTGACGGTCTATGTCCTTGCCTTCGGGGAAAAGTCCGTAAACGTAATCACTCCAGCCTAGCTCGCTCGCACAAAAGTCTTCGTGCAAGTCCGGCCATATTTGCAAATTGATGATGCGGTGAAATCCGCTGTGATCGTTCTGCGGATAGAGCGGCTTGCAGTAGTCCACCATCTCGAAAAGACCGTGATACTCTGGCAGGCATTCAAACATTACGTTGTGGCCTTGATCTGCGAAGTGCTTCGCGATCGGCAAGCACCGCGCAATGTCTCCGAGCCTCAAATGATAAACGATTAAAATATTCAAAACGTATAGTATTGCTCCCGCGTTTTTCCTGCCACCCATCCGTGGAAACCGAATGAGCGATCCGGCCCAGCCGTGTTTTCTTCGATGTAATGCTCCCAAGAAAATGCCGCTGCGACATCCACCGGAGCGTATTTGATGCCGTTATCTCGAAACCCTTGCTCCATTGTGCGACAAAGGAAAACATCCCCTGCCTCGCCCTTCCAAAGCGCCTCGGCTTTTGCTGCCATTTGCAAGAATTTCTGACTCTGGAGCGTGAATCCTGTATTGCCGACACGATGTCCCACGTTCCAGAACGCTGGCCAAGGCGCTCCTATCATGTCGTATTCGAGCCATGAATCATCCCACAGATGTGGGTTTGCAATGAACCCGTCGTGCGTGCAGATGAGCGCGTGCGACGTATCAAAATAGTCGGCAAAGCGGCCTAGCTCCCAGTGCATCGCTTGTTGATACGTGCAGTCCTCCGCAATGTAAACGGCGTCACCAAACCCACCCAAGCCACAAAGGTGTTTGAATAATTTCTCGCTTTGTTCGTGCCTTGATTTTAAGCCTTCAAAAACAATGAGGGTGACATCTTTATTCATTTTTTAAATTCCTTAGTTCTCGATTTTCTAATGTTAAGCGCAAAACTTCATCCTGCGAATCTCGCAAACCTTGCCAAACAACACTTAATTTTAAATGCTCTCTCGACTCATCTCGCTCGCGTTCTAAACGCTTTCCTGTTTTTATAACTGCCCGTAAAACCTCCCGCGCCTCGTCGCGCTCGAGTTCAAGTTTTCGAGCAATATCAACTGGAACCCAATATTTTTCACCACAAGTTGTTTTAAATTTAATTGCAAATGCATCCGTCTCTGGTGTTGTCCGGTTATTCATTTCGGGTGGAGTTCTTCAAAAATTGCTTTCGCTCTTTCATACTCTGCCGGATCGTTTCCACGCTGATATGTCGCATCGAGCGGACGCTCTTCAAAAAACGGGTGATGATGAACGATGCTAATATCACGGGCGTCCACAATCGCGCCATTTTTCGCGGCACGAAAGGTGAAATCTGTGTCGGAATACACGTTTCGGAATCTTGGGTTAAATAGTCCATTTTGCTCATAATATTTACACGTTAAGATCGCCATGCATAGTAATTCGTCTTTTCTATATCCGTCGGATATACGAAGCACCTGCGGTTTTGAAATGTCGAGACGCTTCTCAATCATTTCGTCCCAGCCTGGAGGGCATTCCCAATCGTCCGATAATTGTATAATAATATCCCCCGACGCCTTGGCTGCCCCCAAGTTCCAAGCTCCGACGGAATACCCTTGGTCTTTTTGCGTCACAGATCGGAAGCGTTTTAGAACGTCCGCTGTCTCGTCGTCGTGATCGACTGCAAAGATATGCTCCACTCGCTCTGGATGCGTTGCGCGGGAAAGCCACAGCGTCATACATTGAACGGCCTGCACGGGCCTCCCTCGCGTTGCATGAACGAGTGATATCTTAGACTTGTTCGATCCTGCCAATGTTTCGCGCTCGATCTCTTCGGCGTCTTCGTTGCGCCCGAGAAGTCGGAGCACCCATGCGTAGAGTTGATCGCCCTTCCAGCCATACCACTCCTTGCGGTGCGTCCATTGTGGAAACTTAGGAGTTGGCACTTCGAGCATTTCTTCCACCACTTTTAACGCTTCTTGGTATTTTTTATCATCAAGTAGAATGCTCGCCTCCAGTCCGTAGGCTTCTCGGCGCTTCGGCTCAAGCTCCTTTGCCTTGCGTGCAAGGTTGAGCGAAGTTGCGCCTGACGTTAGGTTGGCACAATTTAACAATACTTCGTAGCGGTTAACGCCGTCGAGATCGCTCAAGGCCAATGCCTCGGAGCCGTATTTTGCAGCGAGTTCTTTGTTGCCTGCGATGAAGTTCTCGTAGTGCAGGTAAAACTTAAAATGCGACGTCATCCGGTCTTGGTGCATTAGAATGCGGCGGTTGCGCTCGCTGCTATTCCTATGCCCTAGCGGCGGCTTGTGTGTGATCTCCAAGTCGCGGCGCATATAGACCTGCACGTCTTTCGTTGGTTGCGCGTTTTCATGCACGGGGCGATGCCACCATGCCGTCTTATATCGGAAGAAACGCTCTCTCGGTGCGCGTTTTCCTTGTTCGGGAATAACGTAGTCGGTCAAGATCCAGTCTTGTTCTGATGGACATTCTTCAAGCGCGGCGAGCGTTGGCGCGACCATTGCCGGTTCAATGATGTCATCGCAGTCTGCCCACATTACCCAGCCTTCTTTTCCGGCTAGTTCGTAAGCCTTCGCGAATGCCTTGTTCCTGGCTTCGCCGAAATTGTCGAGATGTTCCCAGTCTGCGACAAGCGGAGAGTTGAGATATTCGTCAACGTGGCAACCGAGTTCCTTTGCTATTTCAAGAGTTCGATCTGGCTTGAGTGCTCCGATTGCGCGGACGACAACAATGTCGTCACATATCTGTTGGAGTGACTTAACGCATCGCTCGATGCGCGGATCTTCGTTGCCGCAAATTAAGCCTGCGACGAGCTTCTGTTTTTGTTTCATGTTTACTCTTGAAGTATATGTCAACAAAAACAAAAAAGCCACCCCTTTCGAGGTGGCTTCTTCGATGCTTACTTTGCGGGGAATCTTACACGTATCCGGTCGTGATGCGGATGATGCTGGAACCGTCGATGACTTTCTCGGCGCTGTTCTGACGAACACGCAGAACGTCGGCGCGGCGAGCTTCGTCACGATAGGTTTCGGAAACGAAAGGCACGGGACTATCAGCAGCCCATACGATCGTGCGACCGAATCCACCACCGGAGAAGTCTCCACCAACCGTGTTGGCGAGTGCCATGTAGGTGTTAGACCAGATAAACCCACCGGAATACACTTGGCCTTTTTTGGCTGTGTTTTTGGGTGCGCGGCCTACGAGAACGCGGTCGACTCCGACAGCAGCGGCAACTTCGCCTTCGCTCAAGAGACGGCTTTGATCCGAAGGAACAATGCCGAAGAACTGGTTCTGCACTTTAGCGGAGCGGCGGATGCGCTCGAACACAGGCATGGACATGATCAAGGTGTTGGCAAGAACGCCATATTTGGCGAGTTCGAGCTTGGCTTGAGCAACGTCACCGGGAACGTCGAACGATGTGATGTTCGCGTCTGTATAAGCTGCCGATGCGCTGATCGCTGTCAGACCGTTGGCGGCGAATGCTGCGGAAGCAACACGAGCCTCGTGGGAGACTTGGATCTGGCGAAGGAGCATCGCGGCGATGTTCACTTCGGTGTCGAAGAAACGATCGAGATCGCGGCGGTTAGAGTCAGGAAGAACCTCTTCGAGACCGTACTCGATAGCGTCGAACGAGTCGCTTGTGAAGCGGCGGCTTGTGCGGGGATAACCAGCGCCGGCGGCGATCTTGAGCGCGTCGTCGTTTAGGGCTTCGGAGTCACCGAGGTTCAATTTCAGATATGCGCCGGAGCGAACGTCTGAGCTGAACACGGGCATTACTTCTGTGCCGATGAACAAATTGTTTTTGTTGGAAAGACCTTCAAAAACGGCCTGCGCAATATCAGCGCGGATGGTTGTGTATGAGAGTGCCATAGTAGTGTTAAATTATTGGTTGAATTTAGGA